CTATTTTTGTAACAACTATTTATCATTTCTTGACTTTTTTATTGTTCTCTATCTACTATTCCCCTTTTACAAATCCGTCATTTATTTTTGTATCTATTCTACGTGTTTTTGTTTTCTCAAATGTGATTTAAATCACTCTTAACATAGTTGCTTACGGCGGTTATCCAGGTACTTACTGATAGCTTCGTTTGCAACGAAGGCATCAACAACTTTAGCCCCCATGACTGCAACGCGCGGGGTAAAACCAGATGTTAATGACACCCTACGCTTCCAGTTGCGCACATTGACCAGTGGATCAGATGCAGCCGATGTCCAGAGGTCATCACCAGTCAGTTCAAGATACGGTTTATCAGCATCATTATCCGGCCAGAAATATACTGTTTCTTCTACGCCAGTACCGACGATTTCAACCATACCGCTGAAAAGAACCTGAGAACACATCCATTCTTCGCGACGGTTGACCATATCATCCAGTTCAACCAGATCTTTACCTAATTGCTCAGCGGCGCGTTCCTGTGGCGATTTAGAGTTATAGATATTCTCACCTGGCAGGCGATTAAGAAGATGCTCTGCAGTAGTAACCAGGTCAGGTGCAACGAGCGGTGGCCGTAACGTTTTTGTTTCAAAACCGTGGCGCTCAACCGTTTTTGATCCGTACCCTTTACCAACAAATGGCGCCATAGTGCGACCACCGCGAACAAAGTCGAGATCCACTTTTTCAGTGTTGAAGGTCGAAATACCAGGGAAAAATGTACGCAGAAGGAAGCGGCGTGGTTCAAAGTTCTGTATGACCGGCTCCAACATCGTGCGACGTTCAAAAATATCAATATTTGGCATGTTTATTCAGCTCCTTCAGGCCACAGGGTTAGGCATAGCATCGTTGAGGAATAAACCGACCTTACGGCAGGCCAGATATACATCAGCAACCTTTACACCAGCTGGCAGAATCACTTTGCGACTATTGAATACTCCGGTCGCCCACGCAGTTCCACGACATGCTTTTTTAGAAGCATCGATACGATGCTGTGCAATACAGAAAGGCAATTTTTCTTCCGCATTCGCACTGGTCAGGTCAATCGCTGCAACCGTAACTACGTTGGTTGCGGGATCAATACTGACGAAGGAAAGCAACGTGCCGCGCTCAATAACACCGCTGGCTACATTGATATTGACTGGTACAGCTGGCATGGCGCCAGATATAACCAGGTTGTCTGGTTCATGAGTAAAAGTTTCCTGCATGTCCTACCCCTCAACGCTTGTTACGATTTTGAAATGCCGAACCAATGCTGTTTTTCACTGCTTCAACCTCTTGCTCACCCTTATTCTGTGGTGCCAGGGTATCAACGGCTTTTTTCAGCGGATCGGCATCATCCATTCTGTTCTGCAGATACGCGGCATTACGGCCGCGCTCCGCGTTCATAATTTCCAGAGCCAATGCTTCAGCAGATACTCCTGTTTCGAATTTGGCTTTGTTGACCAATTCGTCATGCCCGGGAATAACTGAATCCTCAATTTGCTTAATTCGCTCACGTTCGGCCTTCACACCGTCATCTTTACCTGCATTGAATACCTGGTTATATAAATCAGGATGTTTGTTTTTCAGGGTTTCGAGATCCACGATCTCCTCCTCGTTATGCGCGGTCGGCACCGCAGATTGTTTGTTATCTGGTACTGTTAATTTGGCGAGTGAATCAGGCAGGTGAGCAAAGCGGGAAGCGTCAAAGCTCATACCATTCAGGGAGAAAACGCCGTTGTTAAGAGATGCGGCCAGGCGCATTGGCTGTTCCACTTCATCGGCAAAGCCCAGCTCAACAGCTTCATCGGCACTGAACCAGGTTTCGGCGTCCATCAACTCAATAAGTTTTTCGTCAGAAAGCCCCGTTTTTTCACGATAAGCGGCCAGGATGCTATTTCTGACTTTATCCATCATTTCAGCGATGCTACGAAGCTCTTCTGAGTCACCAGCGGCAAGCGTCCACGGGTTATGGATCATCATCATTGCGTTAGCCGGTATGATGATTTTATCCCCGGCCATCGCAATGATGGTTGCGGCCGATGCAGCTATACCATCGATATAGACGGTGACATTAGCCGGGTGACGCTTCAGGGAAGAGAGTATCGCTTGCGCGGTAAAAACTGAGCCGCCATAGCTGTTGATGCGGACAACAATGGTTTTAGCCGTGACGTCCTTCAGTTGCTTAACGACTTCAGCGGAAGAAATATCATCCCATTCCCCGATATAGCCGTAGAGTTGCATTTCAGCCGGGGTATCATCTTCCCCCGCTGAGTTTTTGATATTCCACCAGTTAGACATTTAGTTCCTCTTCATCAGGTTTTTCAGGTACATCAGGCGTACCAGCCAGCTTCAGATCTCGTCGCGTAGCTTCTTCTCTTCCGCTAATCTGCGCGGCCTCTTCCCAGTTCAAACCGGACATTTCAGCGGCTTCTTTCTCTCGTGTAGAGAACGTTTCTTCTACACGCATTTTCGCCGCCTTCACTTCCTTCAGAGGATCGAGCTGTCCCTGAGATGGGCCATACCACTGAGCACCACACCAGGCCGCCTTATATTCAGGCCCATAAAAAAAGCCGGGTGCGATAACCCGGCCTTTCGCCACTGCTTCTGATAACCATTCCTCATAAATGGGCTGGCAGAACGACAACACCATCCACTCTCGCCGCATCCTGAACATCTTCCAGGCTTCCAGAAGAGCTGCACGACTAGCGCTATAGCTGGCTGTGAAGTGTTTAACCAGCAGTTCGTATGGCAATTCAAGCGCAGCACCAATCTGGCGGCAAATAGCCACGACAAAACCATCAAATGCAGTGTTAGGTCGCCCAGGATTAGCTGTGTCTACTGACTCCCCATCACCAAGGCTAATTACAGATCCAGACCCCATTTCGATCGTATTTTCATCGTGATTATCGATCTGCTCATATTGAGGAATACCAGCCTCACCTATTGGCCCTTCAGGAGCCTCCGTTTTAACGAATACAGTAAATAACCCAGAAACAACCGCAGCGACCAGCTCCGCATCTGTGTAGCGACCCAACTGCTTCAGCGCTTCAATAACTGGAGCCAAAACAGGAACACCGCGCCGCTGTCCAGGCCGCTCCCAATCCTGCATGACATGGAGAACATTACGTCGCCCCGTTTTCTTGCCATAAGCCGGTATTCGTTCCCACTTCCTCTGGACAAAGCTGGATGTACTCGCGGGGTGGTGCTTAGCAATCCAGTACGCAACCGGATCGCCGTATTCACCCAGTTCAATACCGCCATACATATCAGGGATAACAGTGGTATCGGGATTACAAACGCGATCACCTTCTATGAGGTAAACGCACAAATCATAGATAACCCCTTTCCGTTTTATTACAGGAAGCGTGGCAAACACATCACCAGACGACAACGCCGATATCTGGACCAGTGATTGAAGCTGACCAAATGTACACATTCTTGATGCGTCACAGTTCACTGAATCAGCCCACAGACGGAACTCACGCTCCGTATTCTTTTCCCATAATCTCGCTTCTTCCGGTGACAAGCCCAGAAACTCAGCATCGATGTTAGCGTTGAGCTTTAGCCCTGAACCAACAACATTGGTTCGGATCGTTTTTATGGCTCCTGTCGCAAGAGGATTACCCATAAAAAGATCACGCGAACGTTCCCGCAATATATTCAGTGGCTTAACGATATCGTCATCCGGCGAGCCAGCTCGACTAAACCAGCCGCGCATTGATTTCTTATGCGTACTTGCACCGTGGCGGTCGTAACCTAAATTATTAATGGCTTCCAGTTTCTTCCTTGCCACAGCCCTGTTTAGCGCTCTTTGAGGTGAAAACGGTGCAATGACCTTATCCAGAATGTTCATAAATCTCTCACTACAACGCGTTTAACACGCGGTCCGCGGCGAGTACCGGCAGTCATCCGCTCGACCTCATTACGCCAGAAGTCAAGCTGCTCTCTCACTTCTGAAAGATCCGCTCTGTTTAACTGCCTTGTTCCCAACTTATAGGACTGTCCACCGATTGCGATAGCCCGGTATGCCTCTTTCCAGACCGACAGCATTTCTTGAGCTTCAGTTAGCGAAATGGCCTCATAACTCATTGATATTTCTCCTATGCGGTAACTCCGCGACTTCTGACTCGTCGCCGTTTTTTTTGCGTGCTTTGCTGTTGCTGTTGAACATAGACGTTTCCTCGTTGTTCCTGCCCGGCAAGCCAGTCAAAGTTGGGGTTTAGTATTTCCATCGCCGCAGACGCATAGTTACGGCAGTCGAGTGGCTCATTTCGGTTGTAAATCTTTTCCCATTTCTCTTTTGTCTGACCATTTTTGTATTCAAAGACCTTCTTCTCTGAGAGCAAACCTTTGAAGTATTCAGTGTCATACCCTCGTTCTGAATCGACCGGGAAGTGCATATAACCGGGGCCTGGGTCGTGAAGTTTGATGCGAGCGATAATAGTGCCTTTCCCATCATCCACGCCGAGACTGAACAGCATTGCACCAATGCGGTTGTTATTATTCGGTTTGCCAATGAATGGCAGCCCCACACCGCCGCGCCCCTTAATTGAGTAAATTCGGCGAGATTCGCGCGGTTTTGTGAACCGGTAAGTTTCTGTTGTGAAGTGACCGCCGGAGTCAACACATGCAGCGGCTATCGACAGGCGCTGGCCGTCACGGAATTGCCACGACCGGAGAAGAAACTCATCCAGCTGCTGCCAGACAGCAGATTGAGCAGGATCCCCCATGAATATTTTGTATTCAATCCCCCAGGATTCTTTGCCTTTCCCCCATCCCACAACTTCAGCGGCCAGATAACTATCCTGCACATCAACACCCGCGGTCAGAAGCAATACGCCGTCAGGTAAAAAATCCTCATACCGAACACGACGCTGCAGAAGATACTCATGGTCAATTTCTTCTTTCGCGTCCTCTTTCCACGGTTCACCCAACTTCAGGTTGATGAATTCCATTAAGCCGTTTTTATCGCGGTTTTTTGTCGCTTCGGCGAACTCAGCTACGAGCTCAGACAATGCTACCCACGGAGAATAAAGACTGCTGATATGGAACCCAACAATACCTTTTATTTCGGGGTGCTCCGGGATCCAGACCCCTTTAGCCAGCCAGTCAACATCTGGCTTCCCTGGTCCACGGATAACATCGCCGCACTCACGACATTCGTAGCGAGCCGTTTCAGGCAACGCTTCCCCCATGTCGTTCTTATCCCATTTCACTTGCGACCATTTCAGTACCTGCATAGCCCCGCAGCAGGGGCAAGGCACTTGGTAATAACGCTGATCCGAGAGCTTGAACCACTTATGAATGTTGCTCGTTTTCTCTAACACAGGGGTAGAAACAAACACTTTTTTGCGGTTATGGAAGTTTGTCGTTCGTTGAATACCCAGCTTTAATGGATCGCCTTCCTGCGTCACACCGTAACGGTCGATTTCATCAGCTAACAATATTCGAACTGGACGAGAAGCAAGACCAGCTGGCGAGTTAGCGCCAACCAGCGCCACATACCCTCCCGCATAGTGTTTCATACGGATCGTAGTGCTGGACTTTTTAGCCGCGCCACGACCTTCTTTCCCTTCACGGAGCTTATTCTTTAATCCCGGAGAATACTTAAAGGTGGGATCGATACGCTCTTTCGAAAAGGCTTCAGCTGCTTCAACTGTCGGGTAAATCATCAGCTGTGGTGAGGGTTCCTGATCGGTAAAATACCCCATCACGTTGAGCTGCATTTCTGACTTACCAATCTGCGAACTACACTGCATGACTACCGTTTCAGTATCAGCATCGCCAATAACATCCATCGGTTCACGCAGGTAAGGTACTCGACTGGTGCGCCACGGCCCCGGCTCGGGAGAAGTTCCCGGCGCCACATGACGATATTTATCGGCCCACTCAGAAACGGTTAGCCGTGATTTTGGGCGAAGCGCACGGAAAAACGCGGTGCTCCATACTGTTTCGCCCATGCGGTTTATTCTTCCTGCTTAATAAATCGGGATTCCTGAAGCGCCTGAAGCGCAAAATTAATCTCATCCTCAATGATGCGTTCAATCTCCCTTGCCGTTTTTCCCTCACAGCGCGGGGCGGCACGGGGAGCAATACTAAACAACCGACTTCTCAACTCGTTTGCAGCGAGAAAAGCATCATCAGCAACGGTATCTTTAGCTATAAGCGATCCTTCTTTTTCTTCGTACTCCAGCTTTTTTAATTTCGCCTGATAAACCTTTTCTGCGGTCTTGGCCTTATTGAACTGTGCAGCGACGGCAGTCGAACCACCAGCTAATCCAGCATCATCACCGGGTAGTTCAGGCTCGGTTGATCTGTGGCCTTTTTTACCGTTAATGGCTGAGGCTTCCCGGCCAACCTGTTTACTCGCCTCATACGCAGTACTGGCTGTATCAAAATCCAGTTTTCCGCTTTTCAGTACAGGTATCCGGCCAGACGCACATAACTTTGTGACCATCGCCGGAGAGATGCCTTTTCGCCTCGCAAATTCTGACTTACTGACAATGGACATCACTGGCACCTGTCAGCGAGGTATTTAACAAACCCTTCATGGGTCTCATGCGCATCGTGGTACTGGCGGTATACATCCAGTAACAGCGCAATCTCTGTATCAGTTGCCGGGATACGGTCTTTATCAATGGTGAGATACTTAATCTGAACGATCGGCGGTGCGTCATCTTCCTCAGATGGGGGAGGCTCAACATTTAACATATCGTCAATCTCAGAATCGCTAAATCCGAGTAACTCAATGTCAAAATCGCTATCAACCAGCTCACTGACTTCTTCGGCAAGCAGCTGCATATCCCATCCGGCATTTAATGCCAGCTTGTTATCAGCAATGCGATAGGCTTTTTTTTGCTTTGGTGTAAGACCCGTTAGCCTGATGACAGGTATCTTCTCTATCTCCAGAACTTCAGCAGCAGTCAGACGTCCATGCCCCGCAATAATTTCATTGTCCTCGTCGATCAGCACCGGGTTCGTAAATCCAAACTCCCGGATGCTGTTGACGATTTGATCCACCTGCTCATCAGAGTGAGTTCGTGAATTTTTAGCGTAACGAAGCAGTTTGCCACGCGGCAAATATTCGATTTTTAGCATCATTTTTTCACCACGATTGTCAGTCGGTAAAAGAAAACCGAGTAACCCAATGAAAACAAAAAGGAAATTACAGAATCTTTTTACCCGTAGAGGGTAAAAGAAAACAACATAATTGTCTGATTTTATTGCATTTTAATGGATAAAAAGGATCTAAATCGATGCAATGAGTAAAAAAATAGATATAACAGACTGAAAATAAAGAGCTTTGTTTAATCTTTTGTTTTTAAGGTTAAAAAAACAGATGTAACTCGATGATATTTAAGATAAATAACCATCTTCTTTTTACCATTAGCAAACCAGCTAAAAACACTATTTTCCTTCTATAAATCAATCAGATAATTCAATTCTTTTTACCGATCACTTTTAACCTAACTTTTCCGGCGTTCAGCTAGTCGATTCTCGGGGTTCGAATGACCCGCATTCAACGCTCCTGCCCAGAAGGACCCAAAGGAGCTGGCAGGTGATCACACAGGCTGTCCGCCAGCTCCTCAGAGTCAGCCGCAGCACGTCGCACACGTGGCGAATATTAGTCGAACTTCTTAGCGAGTAACTCATCAATAGCCTTTGCAATCTCCTTAGTGAAGGCCGCTTCACCTGCCCGCAGAGCAACACCGTGCCAGTCAAGCCGCTGCGAATAGTTGGGCTTCTGTATGAACGTTAAGATCAACGACGGTCGACGCCCCACACGCAGCCACACGCCAGGCTGTAATGGGTTACTCGTACCAGGACGAATAACAAAGAACTCCGTAGGCTTGCCCTGACGGCGGTTCTGATGCACATCGCGCTGTACACGCAGACTGGACAGCACTTGCTGCAGTTGCCCCCGGTTAATATTCCCGTATTTGTCCCGCTTTGCGCCGGGACCAGGGGCAACCTGCCAGCCGTTCGGCAGATAACCACCAGCCCTCAATGCACCTTCAGAGCGCTTATACTGGCGCTCTCCCCCCTCAATCTGCGGCGTTAACGTAGTTGGCGCAGGTGTACCGCCCCACTCACGAGCATAAACAACAGCTTTGGGATCGCTTTTTTTAGCGGCCAGAATATACGTTGAGTTCAAAATCCACGGTGTCGGGTTGTCAAACACACGGCTGATTTCATCCTTTAGCGCCAACTGCGCCGCCTTAGCCGTTCTGGTTGCCGTAAGTGCCATCGCAAACGGTATTTCACGTTCTTCCAGACGCATGAGCTGGCGCTGAACATCCTGAGCGTCAAAATCTAACTTAACTTCAATCTTGTCAGCCACCAGCGCCCCCTGCTTAATCATATGGTCAACGAAGTACAGACGCCTTTTAGCACTCACGGCCTGAGACTCATGTTATCTTTGAGAATGTCGAGTACGTCCGTCTGGTCTGTCTTAACGAGACGATTCAGGATGTATGTCGCATTTATGCCAATCAGATCATTGCGTTGCGCTTTAAGCTCAGCAATTCTGGATTGGATGTCAGGTTTTGCCATGATTATGTTCCCTGTGATTAACCATTATCGCAGCCCCTCACTGAAGGGCTGCTGTAATGCCTGTTACTCAGTAACGACCGCCCCTTCCGGCAATTCCACACCAGCAAACACCGGACATCCCGGATGACACTCATCTTCGACCGCCATCAGTTGTGATTCTGAATACCAGCGCTCAGTTGCGCATTTATCGGCAGCCTGATAATAAACCAGATACTGATCCTCGCCATTAAGGTACTGAGCCCGGGCCTGCACCTCACCCCATTC